ATTTTTCGCCTCATAACTATGAATTATTTTTCCTTCGAATATTACGCGCGTTGATTTCTTGCGCGAGTTTTTTAAAACATCTGCCATGACTTGGGAACTCAGTTCATTCTTGCGCCATGCGACATGACACCAGCAATTATGATTGAATATTTCTACCTTATATTGGCTCATCGCTGACGTAGCGGACATTTCTTTGTTAATTTTCTTGACCGCTTTTTTATTTCCAATAACCATTGTTTTTGTCATGAAGCCATCCTTCGTTTGCCCAGGGCCTTCATGGGCTCTTTGTTGCCGCGTAAAAACTCACGGGCGGCAACGCGGAATGCCGGATCGCCGGACTGCAATGGAGTATCGCCACCGGTCATAACCTTAGCGTGCATTTCCCGAATCAAACGCTCCATGTTATCCAACCTAAGTTGAATTTCTTTTTTATCTCGCTGTGTCATTTATTATCTTCCTTTGCGGCCGCGATGGCGAATAGGGACATACAGGAATCTTCCCACGCCAAATAAGAACAATGCCCGTGACAGGCCCGAAGAAAAAATCTACAGATGATGTCCGTTTTTTTCGATGCCGCAGTGCACTTTCCTTTCTTACTGCAATAGTTAGTTCTCTGTTCCAATGCCATTACTTTACGTCCTCCTCCAGCGCCGGAAGCTGTCTGATTAATATTTTGAGGCGGCTGTTGATTTCATGAAATTCCGCCTGAATATCTTTTTTAATTGTATCGGAAGTTTTTTTGTTGGGACGTTCAAAACCGAATTCATCGCAGAGACAATAAATAACATCCTCCGGCCGAGTCTCTTTCATGATGACTTTCATGTGTCCGGTGGATATATTTACATCTGTGTGTTCAGGGGATAACGCGCGGGAGAGACGTGATTTTGCCGTCTCGATCTGACAATCAGGATATAATACAGAGGCTATTTCTTTTTTACTTTTTCCGGATGTAATAATTGATTTATCCAGTGCATCTTCTATGCTTTCGTAAAACAAAAAATCATCTTTATGATTCACGGATTAAACCTCCTTAAACTAAGTGTACTTGAGTGTAATGCCCCTTTTTTGGTAAAAAAAATTAAAAACGTTGCGAAAGGTCGCCAACATCATGATGCACAATATTTTCAGCGGGTTCAGTCGTTTGATCGCCATACAGTTCCGGCCAGAATGTGACCAAAGAAACGCCCAACTTATTTGCGATAAGCCGGTTCGTCCTCAAAGATTCACTTTTCCCTTTAATGGATTTTCCGACTGTTGTTGGCGTCAGAGAAATATCCCGGGCCAAGCGGGCGCATGTGTAGCGCATGTCGTAGAGTATTTTTTTTCGATTGATATAATATGGATTTTGATTTATACTTTTCATATTGCTTTGCGTTTTAAAATGATAAACCTTTTCTATTGTTTTGTTTGATTCGTAAATAGACTGTTTAGTTAATATTGTCAAGTAAAAAATTAACAATATGGACAAAAAAATTAATATTGACTTGATAATTGAACGTTCAATGACTGCCTTTAATTGCACAACGCAAAGGCAACTAGCTGATATTTTTAAGATTTCACCGGAAGATTTTTCATCTAGGAAACGACGGGGTACATTAACAAAATTAATTGAAAAAGAGTCATTTCGCCGGGATATAAGTTACGATTGGTTAAAAACAGGCGAAGGAAGCATGAAATCCAGCGATGGAGTCGCCGAACCACAAACGCCCTACAACGCAAATTCCACTGCGCCCAGAATATCAGAACTTCTTTCCAAAACTGCCGCTGTGCTAGAGTCTCCCACGATTTTTAGTCACGCGCTCAGGTCCAACATCGAAGCATTTCACACCGCCGTCACCTGCGAAGCGCAACTAGCCGTAGCAAGTAAAAGAATAGATGATCTGGAAGAACACGTAAAACTGATTGAAGAAAGGCTTCCAAAAGTGGTAAGCGGATCATAGTAAAGTTGGCCAAACCATGGAAAGAACGGGTTGGATCATGCACAGTCTACCATCCATGGCAAATATTTTAAGGAGTTTCCCAACATGAAAAGAATTTTATCTTTATTTGTAGTCATTATTTTATTTTTTCCTACTCCGGCCATGGCGCTAAAGGCCACAACAGTCAAGGATGCTGTTGCTTGTTTCAACAAAGAATCGCTGCAAGAAATGCAGCAATTCGCAGTGTCTAAAGACAGGGACAGTTTTAATGCTTATATAAGAACCGGCAAGTGTGTAATCTTAAAAGAAGGTTTAGATGTCACTGTTATTGATTCTCCTGGAATGTTTGGAGGTACTGCAATGTTCATTTTTCAAGGTATAAAATTATGGACTCCCAGACACGGTTTGAAAAATTACAGAGCTGAATAATGACTATAGTCTTTGAATACAAGGAATGTAAAAAATATTAAAAATTAATTGAGGAGGGTGCTATGAAAAAAATCGTTTTTGCAGTTCTTATTCTTTTTGTTTTAACTTCTTCTGTTTTTGCCGGAGAACTTTCCACTGGGAATGATAAGGGAGGTGCGCTCCAAACTGAAGAACAAATTATCGTAGCAAGCGCAAACGATTCCTGCAAGCGCGAATGTTCCATAGATCGCGATACATGCGAATCGGATTGTCCATTAGACAGAAGTGGTCATAAAAAAGAAAATTGCATATACGGCTGTATGCGTAGCTACAATCTTTGCCTGGATAGATGTTATTAATCCTCAAAAATAAAAAGCAATGATACTTGACTGGCATTTTTAAGTAATGGCCATAATCATCAAATGCAAATCATGCAAGGCGCGCCGGAAAACAGACGTAGGGCCCTGCCTATCGTGCGGATCCGCTGAACTGCGTTTTATCCTTGATTATTGGCCGGATGGTCGCAAAGGCAAGCGCTGCCAGCGATATCTGGATGATGCTATTCAAACTCTGGGCGACGCGAGAGAAATCGACAAAGAAACAAAACTGGCGATCAGAGAGCGGCGCCAGCCGGAGTTGACGCGGGACATATCGCAATACTCCGCGACGATCGACGAACTCATCCCCGAATATATGGAGGACTATCGTCTCCAGCACCGATCCAATGTCCACCCGGACAGGCAAAAAAAATCATTCCGTGAACGCGAACAGACGCTTAATATCGTGTCCAGGATCATCGGCCCTATGGCCGTCATCCATTTCGACAAGCATACCGCAATTAAATATCAACTCACGCGCAGTAAACAAAAAACGTCAAAAGGAACGGACGTAAAAAATCGGACAATCAATAAAGAGCTCACTTATATGCTGTCGTTTTGTACCTGGTGCCGGAAAAAGAAGGGCATCGATGTCAAACCCGAAATTGATATGCTACCCTATGATCGTCCCAAGCCGGTTGTCTTATCGCCGGCCGAAGTCGAAAAGTTTATGAAAGCGGCGAAGAAGGAACCCTTCTATCTGGCATTTTTTCTTTGCTGTTATACGCTGGGATTTCGGTTATCCGAAGTTAAATATTTGCGATGGTGTGATATCGACCGCGAAAATAAAACAGTCAGGGCGGTCCAGAAGGGCGGGTCTGATAAGATCGGCGCTCTGAATAAATGGCTGGCTCAGGCGCTGAAAAAATTAAAAAAAGGAAATCCGGACGATTACATTTTCTTGAGTAAGAGAACCGGCCGGCCGATTGCATACCCTCGAGCCGCCGTCTATCGGATAGCAAAATCAGCGGGACTAAAAAGGCGCATTGGCCCGCACATGTTCCGGCATTCCATCGCGACGCACATGCTAGCCGCCGGCAAAAATTTGCGCACAATCCAGATCATGCTCGGGCATGAGGACATTGAAACAACCCAGCTATACACGCATGTCGTAACGGATGATATCCGAAACGCCACAAAGGACATGTTTGATCAAATGCAGAGGGCAAGCCGGTAATGCAGGAAACGACATCTACACTTATATACACGATGTTAAAAGATGTTTGTACGTTTTTAAAATTTCCGACATCTACACAATAGGCAAAATATTGAATAATATTAATGATTATTTTTGGACTCTGACTCCGTTTATATAGGTTCGAATCCTGTTTCCCCAGCCATAAAATCAACTACTTACATCATCAACTAAAATCAAGCAACATCTACGAACATCTACATTTTGTCCCGCTCATCCCACGGTAAAATCATATCCAATAACTTGCCATGCATCGGATTCCAGTTCAACAGATTTTATTAATTGCAAACCAGTATATTGCAATGGACTCGATGTTTTATTAACAACCGACGCTGTATACATTTTGAGATCTATAGTATCCCATCCAGTCGATATCAATGCCCCGATCTTGCCGCCCAAATTTACAAGTTTGAATTCATATGGGTAATACTGGCCTTCTATTAATGTGAGCTTTTTTACCACAGCAAATTTGTCTTCCGCCGTCATATCGTAAGCGTAAATTTTAAAGGAAAATGGAGCATTCGAAC